GTTCGATTCCACCTCGGGGAACTTGGGGACCGGGCCTGTTCAACTCAGGCTTGAAACACCGGCGACACCGGTCCCAATACATCTTTGCAAGGCGGTGATTGATCATGGCGAAGACTGGTCCAATTCCAGCTCGCTCGACTGCCTTGAGTCGCGAGCGCGATATTGAGCGCGGCGACCGTGGTCCGATCACTAAGGGCGAGATGCGGCCCGTTGTCATTCCCACGCCAGACCCCGAGTGGCATCGCGTTGCGCGAATGCTGTACGACTCCTATTCACAGTCAGGTCAGTCCGCGTGGGCTCAGCAATCAGACTGGGCTCAGTTGTGGTTCATCTGCAATGAAATCAGCCTTTACCTTACTCCGGCCATGATTATGGAGAAGGACGAAGAGACCCGTCGACTGGTGCCAAGGACTGACGACTTCGGAAACATCTTGCGGTACCCGTCGCACAAGTTGTCCGCCGTGATGTTCGGCGAGATCAATAGGGCGCTTGGTGAATTGATGTTCAGCGAGGGTGCCCGCCGGCGCGTGCGCGTCGAGCTAGAGCAGCCGAAGGAAGACGACGGGGATTCGGAAATCCTCTACCTCGCCCAGGTTGAGGAGAGCTTGTCTAGCTTCTAGTGGGGGTGGCCCGTGACGGTTATCCCACAGGAGCGGACTGTCAAGCAGACCAAGGATTTGATTGACTCGATTCTTGAGAGCTTGAAGGAGTTTGATCCCGGGGTTGAAGATCCAGAGAAAGACCGCCTGGAGGCCGAACTCGCCTCGGTGGTCGACGCCCTGGAGCCCAACTTCATCGGCCCCACCTGGCAGAGAAATCCAGATGGAACCCCCTACCTGCCCGCGCGCAATCGTTCGCTGGGCTGGGGGATTCTCGCCTGGTGTCGCAAGTACTTGCTGCACTTCACGGGCCCCGATCGACCAATTGAACTCACCAAGGAACAACAGCGGTTCATTCTCTGGCTTTACGCAATCGATGAGAATGGTCGATGGATTTACGACTCGGGTGTTTTGCAAAGGTTGAAGGGGTGGGGAAAAGATCCGATTATGGCGGTCGTTTCCCTGGTTGAGTTCGTCGGCCCCTGCCGCTTTGACGGTTGGGATTCGACGGGCCTTCCCAAGGCTCGATCCGAACTAAGCTCCTGGGTGCAGATTGCCGCCGTGAATCAGCAGCAGACGAAGAATACTTCGTTGTTCTTTCTGAAGATCATATCTAAGCAGCTTCGCGCCGAGTATGGCATTCTGCCATTCACGTCATCAACCGAGACCATCAAGGCTCGCGACGGCCTCCAGCAACTGCAAATGGTCACCTCGTCGCCGCGTGCGCTGGAGGGTGGTCGTGCCACATTTGTGGTGATGAACGAGACCCATCACTGGATTGATGGCAATCAGGGCATTGCCATGTACGAGACCATTGACGGCAACGTGACCAAGGGTCAAGGGACACGCTATCTGGCAATCACCAATGCCTACCTCCCAGGCGAGGACTCGGTTGCCGAGCGGGTGCGCGAGAAGGACTACAACGCAGTCAAAGACCGCCCCGACTTCTGGACCTTTCGCTTCCTGTACGACTCGATCGAGGCGCACGAGTTGGTGCCCATGCACCCTGTCGCCCTTCGTATCACAATTCCCAAGATCCGTGGGGATGCGGTTTGGCTTGATGCCGAGAAGATCCTGGTCTCAATCAGGAAGGGCTCGATTGCCAACAGCCGGTCTCGCCGAATGTGGCTCAATCAGATTGTTAGTGCAGAGGACGCGCTTTGGTCTGAGGCCGACTGGCGGATGCTGGAGTCCGAGCTGTACCTCAAGCCGGGCGACACGATCACCCTTGGCTTTGACGGTGGCCGCACTGATGACTCTACCGCGCTTGTGGCAATCCGGGTCTCTGATCTCCTTTCGGTTCCCCTGGGAATCTGGGAGAAGGATGGTGAGGACTGGGTTGTTCCGCGAGAGGCGGTTCACTCGGCGGTGGCATTGGCCTTCAAGACCTACAACGTTGTTGCCTTCTTTGCCGACGTGAACCTCTGGGAGCACGACATCCTTGAGTGGCACGGTCTTTACGGTGAAAAGCTGAAGGCCAAGGCCGTTGATGCAGGTAATGCGATCGGCTGGGATATGCGCGGTACGCATAACCCGCGAGTCACCCTGGCTCACGAGCGACTCATGTCGGCCATCATCGAGCGTAAGGTCAAGTGGTCACTCTCCGTTAATCCCGAGTTGGTCGGGACAATGCGGCGCCACTTCCTCAACGTGTATCGGGAAGAGAACAACACGGGGGTTCACTTTCGAAAGGTCCGGAAGGACTCCCCCCGAAAGATCGACTGCTATGCGGCCTGGGTTGCTGCGTACGAAGCTCTCTACAAATACAGGATCAAGGGCAAAGAAGAGCGTCCAGCGAATCAACTCTGGATGCTCGGCAGATAAGGAGGTGGTTGCCGGATGGCGCGCAAGCACCCCCCACTCGTGTACGCAAAGAAGCTGCTAAGCATCCTGTATCACGACGACCCCAAGATGGACCTGATCGACCGGTATGCAATGGGTCAGCAAAGAGATCCGTGGATGCCACCTACCGCTGGCCCCGAGTACTACCTGCTCGCGCAGCGGTCGAAGACCAATGTGCTCGACTCGGTGGTTAAGCACCCCGTGCAAATGCTGTATGTGGATGGCGTTCGCCCTGGCCGAGACCTCCCCGCCGGAACCCGCCTCGGGGATCTACCCGAGTGGGTGCATTGGCAGAACAGTGATCTCGATCGCATTCAGATCGCAGTCCACCAAGGCGCTCTCCGATTTGGCCACAGTTTCGCATTGACGGAGAAACGCAAGGGCAAGGTGGTCACCAAGGGCCTCTCGGCCCGGAGGACCGCAGCCCTTTACGAGGACCCGGCTAACGACAAGTGCCCTCTGGTGGCATTGACGATTACCGAGTTTCCTGAGCCCGAGAATGAGATCGAGTTTGGCACGGCCTATCTTTACGACGACACCTGGAAGTATCCGGTGTCGTTCAAGGACTGGGCTGACACCACTTCGGTAACAGTCCATGTGGGCAAGAAGACTCGCCACGGCGCAAGCATTTGTCCGATCGTTCGGTTCGCCCCACTGGTTGATCTTGAGGGGCGAACGATCGGCCTGATCGAGCCTCTCATCGTTCTGCAAGACCGGCTGAACCAGACCGTTTTTGATTTGCTCATGGTCCAGACCTACGGTGCTTTCAAGGTTCGCACGGTCTCAGGCATGGCCCCTCCGTACATCATGGAGCGGGTTGTCGATGACATCACCGGTCAAACATCGCTGGTCCCCAAGCTGGATGAAAACGGTCGTCCAATGATGGACGAAGTCCAACTGAGCGCGATGCGTATTCTGTTCGCTTCGGACCCCGAGACCAAATTCGGGTCATTGGACGAGACTCCGCTTGACGGTTACCTCGCCGCAATCGTGGACACCCTCAAGACGCTCTCCGCATTGGCTCAGATCCCCGCGCACTACGTGCTCGGCCTGGTGCCCAACCTGGCCGCCGAGGCCATGCAGGCGGCGGAGACGGCCCTGGAGCGACACGTTGCACTCCTACAACAGAGCTTCGGTTCAAGCTGGGAAACAGTGTTTCGTCTCGCCGCAGAGATTGGGCAGATCGAAGAGGTCACCGAGGATTACAAGATTGAGGTGTCCTGGAAGGACATGGAGGCCCGGGCGATGGCCAAGGCTGCCGATGCAGCCGTGAAGCTGTTCAACATTGGCGTTCCGCCCGAGGTGCTGATCACGGATCTCCCCGGCATGACCACCGAGAAGGCCGACGACTGGATAGAGGCCATTCGCGAGAACAAGGCCCAGCTCAAACTGGCCGAAGCAATCAGCGGTGCCACCACCAAAAGGACGCAAGCGAGCGCAACGAGCCGGACTCAGCGCGTGAGCGAGTCGCGGAACTCCCGAGAGGAGTCCACAAGCGCGGAGGCGGCTTAGCAAATGAGTGCAGAGCGTAGGGCAGAAGCCCGCAAGGTTTCGATCATCTTCCACTCTGCACTCATCATGCTTGGCGCCGATGCGGCCATTGACGCCCTTGATGACTGGCAGGACGTGGCAAACACGCCGGCCAGCATCGTGGCCTCCGTGGCCCGCTATCTGAATCGTGCGCTGGCTTTGACTTCAGCGGCCCGCCAGGAGGCCAGAACACTGGCTCTGGCGTATTTGCGCTACAGCCGAGCACTTCAGACTGGGTTCACTTTTGACGGCCCACAGGGCGCCGAGCTGGGCCTCCTGAGGGATGAGTTCTACGAGACCGTCTGGGAACTAGCCCCAGGGCTATTGGAGCCAGACGGCTCCATGATCGATGACGACACCGGTGAGGTAATCGTGGAGGGCCCGGAGCCCTTCGATTTCGAGATTGAGGTTGAGCCTCTTCCCGAGATCAACGAGGACGAGCTGGATGAACTCTCGGAGATCATTCTCAGGGAGCAGATTGCCGAGTCTGCCGTTGAGTCCCTGGAGCGACACCAGCCCAAGCCCGGCTTGCCCGCCGATGACGTTGACGCTCAGCGAGACGAGGCGCGAGTAATCGCTGGCTCGATCGTGGGTCAGGCTGTCCAGCGCGAGGTTGTTGGAGCGGGGCGCGAAAAGGTCAAGGAGACCGGACTCAAGGACAAGCGCGTTATGGCGTTTGCCCGGGTATCCAAGACCGGCACCCCTTGCGGCTTTTGTGCCATGCTCATTAGTCGTGGGCCTGTCTACAAATCCGCAGCCTCGGCCGCGCTCACCAAAGAGGGTGGCCAGTATCACGGCGGTTGCAATTGCATTGAGGTCGAAGTCTACTCGATCGAGCAATACAACGAAGATCCCCGATTTGACCTGAACAGGGAACTCTCCAAGGAGTGGCCCGGGGTCACCTCGGGATTGGGCGGCAAGTCCGCCCTGTCTGCCTGGCGAAAGCACATTCGCCAGAAGTTCAAAGCGGACCGGGAGTCCGTTTAACCCCACCTGCCCAGGAGGCAACTCACATGGCCGACGCGCCAGAAGATCAGAAGGTCGGCACCGCCGATCAGCAGGAGCAAAACCCCACCACCAAGACGCAGACCCCGGAGGTCGGCGGTGATACCGGTGGTGAGACTGGGCAGAAGTCCGGCGAGGACGAGGGCTTTGATGCCCTCCCCCAGAAGACCCAGGATGAGATCAAGTCCCTCCGCGCCGAGAGTGCGAGCTGGCGGAAGAAGTTCCGCGAGATGGAGGAGAAGGTCTCCACGCTGAAGTCCCCCGAGGAGATGGAGTCGGCCCTCGCCGAGTACCGCACGACCATCGCTCAAATGGAGGATGACGCACTTCGCTCCAAGATCGCCCGCAAGCACAAGCTCCCCGAGAAGTGGGCCAAGCGACTCAGCGGCAAGACTGCCGAAGAGTACGAGGCCGACGCCAAGGAGATTGCCGCGGATCTGGTCCACGACGCTGACGCTGATGACGATCGAGAGCCCCGCGGTGGGTTGAACCCGGGTCAGTCTGCATCGTCCGAGTTCGACCCCGTGAAGCTCGCCGCGGCTGTTCGACGCCGCTAATTGCAGATCACTAATCAAGCCCCATGCCCCGAGTGAAAGGCGTGGGGCTTTCACATGCCTAGAGAAAGGACCACATCGTGGTCTACACTCCCCATGAGCCGGTCAAGGCCGAGAAGCTCATCAATACGTATGTCGGCCTCCTGCCGCAGTACACCCTCCTGCCGAACTTGTTCATCAAGGAGGGTATTGCCAACTACGCCGACGCCAAGGACGACACCATTTCGTTCAAGGTGGAGGGTCGCCTTCCGGCTCGGCGTTACGCCTTCCGTAACAACCGGTCGGCTGAGATCGTCTTCGATCAGTACAAGGAGCGGAAGGTTTCCGTCACCCTTTCCGATCACATCTACTCTGCGGTGGAGATCACCGACGAGCAGGTGGACTTCGACGGCACCAATCCGAACAGCCTCTTCCCGCGCCAGACCAGTGCGGTAGCGGAGGGCATCAATCACCTGTGCTCCAGTGTGGTTGAGGATGCCCCGTACAACTTCGTCATTGGTGGCGCTGAGTTCAACCTGCGCAAGAGTCTCCTGGAGGCCCGCAAGGTCATGAACAAGCTGCGCGTACCGGGTCGCCGGTATGCCGTGGTTGGCTCGGACTTCGAGCAGGCGTTGCTGGAGGACGAGAAGCTGTCGTTCGCCAATGTCGTGGGTGACGCCCGCGCGGGGCAGGTTCTGGCCGAGGCTCAACTGGGCCGGCTCTACGGCTTCGACTTCCTGCGCGACGACACGATCGATCCGGAGACCATGTACGTCTTCGTGGATGGCGCCTTCGTCCTGGCCAACGGAGCCCCGACTGTGCCCAGCTCTGTGGGCTTCGGCGCCTCGGCCGCGTATGACGGAATTGCCATGACCTGGCTGCGGCAGTACGACTTGCGCAAGGTGCAGGATCAGTCCCTGGTCCACACCTGGGCGGGCACCCGTTATGTCAAGGACGTGTTCCTCGATTGGGAGGACACCCCGGGCATCGGTGGCGAGGTCGTTGGCGAGTACGAGCACTTCGCCCGTGGGATCAAGGTGACCCTGGGTGGCACCTCCAGCGCCCCCTCGCTGACCGCCGGTGGCGGCAGCCCGAACGCAGCCCAGCTCGCCGAGCGGGCCCTGGCTGCCGATGTGGGTATCGACAGCACCACCATCTGGCAGGGCGCGTAACCCAAGCAGTAATGAGGTCACGACTAGGCGGAGGCGGATGAAAATCCGGCTGACCATCGTGACCTCATTGCG